GATGAAGGTCAAACAAGTGATATGCGTGACTTCTTTAGTACTCAACCGGGTACTGCACTTACCCCGCCAATTCTAGCTAGAGTAACTAGAGAAGAGGAAGATCCTTTTGCAGAAGGTCAAACAAGTGATATGCGTGACTTCTTTAGTACTCAACCGGGTACTGCACTTACCCCGCCAATAGTAGCTAGAGTAACTAGAGAAGAGGAAGATCCTTTTGCTGATTTTAAATTTAGCAACCAGCAAGATGATGCGGCGCATGAAAAAGAAGTGTTTGATAAAATGAGACAACAACAGCAACAAGGTAAGGGAACAAAACTTAATAGTTTACCTCAAATTGACCAAGACCAATACAGAAAAAATCGTCAACAAGATATGAAAAGTATCCCTGTAACCAAACAAAATGAAGGTCTTGATGCTAACCAAAAACGTGTCGGTCAATTAGGACCTAATGCTAAGTATGCTAAGAAGGGCGACTTGGTAGGTACAATGGAAAGTGCTGACCCGTTAGATGAACTCAAACGATTACTGGGTAAATAAGTCAACAAAAACCTCACTTAAAATGTGAGGTTAACCATATCTGGCATAAATACTATTGACAGGTCGCAGTAAGTAGCTTATACTTACGACTTGTTAGTCACATAATTATGTGTGACGAATTTTAAAACAAAGACCATCTTAATGAAATAAGGAGAATATTATGGCCTCATTAGCAGAAATTCGTGCCCGTATTGCGGCACAAGAAAACAAGTCAGGTAGCAACAACGGTTCTACAAAACAATCTGACAACTCAATCTACCCCCACTGGAATATGGACGAAGGCACAACAGCGTCAATTCGTTTCCTACCAGATGCAGATAGTAAAAATACTTTCTTTTGGGTAGAACGTCAAATCATCAAACTACCATTCAATGGTGTTAAGGGTGATCCAAACGTAAAACAAATTCAAGTACAAGTACCTTGCGTTGAAATGTATGGACCTGAAAACTCTTGCCCAATCTTGGCAGAAGTTCGTCCATGGTACAAAGACGAAAGTTTGAAAGAAATGGCAAACAAGTACTGGAAGAAACGTAGTTATATCTTCCAAGGTTTTGTTCGTCAAAACCCTCTTGGCGATGACGTAACACCTGCGAATCCAATTCGTAAGTTTATCATCAGCCCACAAATCTTTACTATCATCAAATCAAGTTTGATGGATCCTGAAATGGAAGAATTGCCAACTGACTTTTTGCGCGGCCTTGACTTCAACGTTAAGAAATCAAGTAAGGGCGGTTATGCTGACTATTCTACTTCAACTTGGTCACGTAAAGAATCAGCATTGACTGAGGCAGAACAAGCCGCAATTGCCGCACATGGTTTGTACACATTGCTAGACTTCTTACCCAAGAAGCCAGGAGAAGCAGAACTACGCATTATGAAAGAAATGTTTGAAGCAAGCGTAGATGGTAAACCATACGACAATGAACGCTGGGGCAACTATTTCAGACCTTATGGTTTGGAGGCACCAGCAGGTTCTAAACCAGCAGACGATGTTGACACACCAACTCCAGTCGCAACTCCTACTCCTAAAGTTAGTATCCCTGATGACGAACCTGCAATGGCAGAATCAGTATCGATTCCAACTGCGGCATCAAGTGATAAAGCACAAGACATTCTCGCAATGATCCGTGCTAGACAAGCAAAGACTGCTTAATCTATCGGGGGAAGTAATCCTTCCCCCACTTAGGAGAAAAAATATGACATTGCCAGACGAAAGATATCGGGCTATTAAGCAAAGCAAGAGATTGCTAGAAGAACTATGTGATCCTGGTAAAACACCAAGAGTACCTAGTTTGGTCAGAGATCGGGCTAGAACATTATTGCGACATTTTCCAAATGATTATGATTTGGACAACATAGCAGAAAAATGTCCCGACCTACTTGATAAACAACCGTTAAACATGTATACTAACGGTAAACACATTGGAGATAAAATTGGGTAAACCATTTGATGTAAGTAAATTTAGGCGAGAAATAACTAAGTCCATTGAAGGACTTAGTATAGGGTTTAATGATCCGACCGATTGGATCAATACAGGAAATTATGCACTTAACTATCTTATTAGTGGTGATTTTAACAAAGGCGTGCCTCTTGGTAAGGTCACTGTATTTGCTGGGGAATCTGGTTCCGGAAAGAGTTTCATCTGCTCTGGTAACTTGGTGCGCCACGCACAGCAACAAGGTATCTTTGTGGTTCTCATTGATTCGGAAAATGCTTTAGATGAGAAGTGGTTACACGCATTAGGTGTTGAAACTACAGAAGATAAATTGTTAAAACTAAACATGGCTATGATTGATGATGTAGCCAAGACAATCAGTAAATTTGTTACTGATTATAAACTACTCCCGCAAGAAGACAGACCTAAAGTGTTGTTTGTCATCGATAGTTTGGGAATGTTGCTAACGCCAACTGACGTTAATCAGTTTGAAGCAGGTGATATGAAAGGTGACATGGGTCGTAAGCCTAAAGCATTGGCTGCACTTGTTCGCAATTCAGTTAATATGTTTGGTAATCTAAACATTGGTATGGTTGCAACTAATCATACATACGCAAGTCAGGATATGTTTGATCCAGATGATAAAGTATCAGGTGGTCAAGGCTTTGTGTATGCAAGTAGTATTCTTGTTGCTATGAAGAAACTCAAACTCAAAGAAGATGAGGATGGCAATAAAGTTTCAGAAGTAAATGGTATTCGTGCCGCATGTAAGATTATGAAAACACGTTATGCTAAGCCTTTTGAAACACTACAAATTAAGATTCCATACGAAACAGGCATGAACCCATACAGTGGTCTGCTTGACTTGTTTGAGAAGAATGACTTGTTGACTAAAGAAGGTAATCGTTTGAGTTACACAACCAACGACGGAGAAATCTTAAAGATGTTCCGTAAGGGTTGGGAATCAAATGACAATGGTTGTTTGGATACTGTAATGAAAGAATTCAGTTCCGAACGTGTTAAAGTAAAACCAGTAACTGAATTGGAGACAGTAGAATGAGCCTTAATGCAATAGCCGAAGTTTGGGATGCATTGCGTAATCATATTGATTTGCATGAACGTGCTGATGCCGCAGAAACTTTAGTCAATTATATGATTGACAATAACTTTGAACCCGACGATATTAAAGAATCATTTCGGGGTGATAAAGAGATTGCTACTGCATTGAAGTACTACGCTGACCAATTGAGTGACGAAGAAGAATACGAAGATTATGATGATGAGGAAAATGAGGACGAATATTAATGAATTGGTATACTAGAGTCACTTATGACCTTAGTGTGATACCCGATTTTATTTCTCATTACGAATCTGAAATATTGAATGCAAAGCGTGATGTAAGCGTTTATGGTAATATTGAAAAGAATATTGCCGCATTACCCGGAATCACAGAACAGAGGTTCAACCAGCTACAAGAGATTGAGGCTGTGTTGAACTTTCTCAACATTCAATTACGGAAAATTCGCCGAAAACATTTTCAAAAATATTTAGAAGCGTATAATAGAGCACTGACCAGTCGTGATGCTGAAAAGTATGTAGACGGGGAAGATGAAGTTATTGATTATGAAACACTAATCAATGAGGTAGCATTATTACGTAATCGTTGGTTAGGCATATTAAAAGGTTTAGACAGCAAGAACTTTATGCTTGGTCATATCACAAGACTCCGTACTGCTGGTATGGAAGACGCAACAATAAGTTAAGGAATAAAATGACAGGAATATTAAAAGGTTTGTCTACTGTACAAGGCTATGTGCCGGTAGGTTTATCCACCGCACAAATTCAAGCAATATCACCCAGTCAAGCAATTAACCTGAGCAGTTTACAAAAATCATATTCATCATCCGGTTCAATCTTTGGTGAAGAACAATCTGCATACGGGTCACACATTAAAAAATACTCTATACTTGAAAGCACTGAGGACTTGCTTGTGTTGGCTGCTACATTGAAAAGAATTAGAGAAAAACAAAGTATGCACCATATACATAGTGTGTTGGATAGTAATTTGTTAGAGTACATTACACCTGAAGATAGACAAGAAGCAACAGAAATTCAGGATTACTATAGCAAAAAAATAATGTTATGGAAGCTCAAAGGTTCACACTTGTCAAAGTTTCGCAATGACTTAAATGAAATGATACATGGAGATCCTAAAAAGTTTCGTGAGGAAATGATTGGTATTGCATACTATTTACCTAGCTTTAAAGAGTATGATGTTGTATTAGATGAAGTTCGTTGTGATGTAAAAAATGTACCAACTGAAAGAGTTGATAAAATTAAATTTGGCACTAGATTATTGACCCCTATGAAAAAAATGCATCGTAAAACAAAGAGAACAAATGCGTTTCACTATTGGTTCAAAGATGAATCTAATTATGCAGTTTTCTTAAGCATTGATGCAGGAAATCCTTTGTTGCAGGTCTGGAACCATTTGTTTGAAACAAAAGATTTACTTTCTATGAAGGGTACATTTTATGTTCAAAAACGTGATGATTTTGAATACTATAGTGTTAAAAATTACGAACTGACAAATATTTGACAATAAATGGATACCCTGCTATACTACGTGTATTGATTCATTAATTGAAAGGGAATTTATGTCTACTATTCGTGTTGTTCGTGGTGAGTATCGCAATATGCCTGTGATGAACGAAACTTTTACACTTGTGAAGGGTTATCAGACAGGTGCAAAAGGTGGTTATGTGACAGTTAAAAACGAGGGACATTTCCCTGTAGGCGGTGAAGATGTTCGGGTCAAAGTGTCCGACATTCATCAAATTGAATTTTTAGACGGAGACAATGTAATGACAGATGCTATTCAGTTTGTAGCAAAACAACCTAAAACACCCGTAGTCAAAGAGACTGACGAGGAAGCAATGAATCGTATTGCTACCCGCTTTCAGGTTCTTGATGAAATGTCAAAAGCGGCTATCAATGGTGATATCCGTGCTATGATTGTGTCAGGTCCTCCCGGAGTTGGTAAGTCATATGGTGTCGAAACACAACTTGAAAAAGCTACTCTGTTTGATAAGCTTGCAGGTAAGCGTGTTCGCTATGAAGTCATCAAAGGTGCAATGACTGCACTAGGTTTGTACGCACAATTGTATAAGTATTCGGATCGTAAGAATGTGTTAGTGTTTGACGATTGTGATAGTGTGTTTGCTGATGACTTGTCATTGAACATTTTGAAGGCTGCATTGGATTCAGGTAAGCGTAGACGCATTTGCTGGAATAGTGATTCTAGTCTGTTGCGCCGTGAAGGTATCCCTGACAGTTTTGACTTTAACGGTACTGCTATTTTCATTACAAACTTGAAGTTTGAAAATGTGAAAAGCAAAAAGTTGCAGGATCACTTAGAGGCATTGCAAAGTCGTTGTCACTTTCTTGACCTGACTATTGACAGTGAACGTGACAAAATGTTGCGTATCAAACAGGTGCATCGTGACGCTGACGGTGGTTTGTTCAAAGACTATGACTTTGAAAACAATGAAGCCGACATGATTATTGATTTTATGTTTGAGAATCAAAGTCGCTTGCGTGAGTTGAGTATGCGTATGTGTTTGAAAATTGCAGACTTAGTAAAGATTAGTCCTAGCAATTGGAAAGCTTTGACTACTAGTACTTGTATGAAATCTGCTTGATTTACCCTTTCGTCAAGCAGTTAAGAGGGGCTTACGTGCCCCTCTTATTTCCATATGTATTGTGGACCTTAAGAAATTATGTTAGAATGTATAAATGAGATCCTGCAAATTAATTATTAAAGACGAGGTCAATGTTAAAATCGAAGGGCTTGAATTAGCCGAACGAAAAGCATTGATGAAGAAATTTGAATATGAAAAGCCCGGAGCACGTTATCTGCCGAGTGTCCGGCTAGGTCGTTGGAACGGTAAAATCAGTTTCTTTAGTCTAGGTGGTAGTAGCTATGTTAACTTACTACCTGAGATTCTTCCTGTACTTGACATGGCAGGATACGATATTGAATTACAAGACTTGCGTGAGTATAGCACTACATTCACTTTCAATCCTATCAAAGAAGATTCATTTAGTCATTCAACTTGGCCTAAAGGTCATCCTAAAGAGGGTGAACCTGTTATGTTTCGTGACTATCAAGTAAAGATTATCAATGATTTTCTAGCTAACCCGCAAGCACTACAAGAAGTAGCAACAGGTGCAGGTAAGACATTAATCACTGCCGCATTAAGCTATAGCATACAGAATTATGGTCGTAGTATCGTAATCGTACCTAACAAAAGTCTTGTTGTACAAACCGAAGCAGACTACATTAACTTAGGACTTGATGTTGGTGTGTATTTTGGTGACAGAAAAGAGTTTGGTAAGACACATACGATTTGCACATGGCAAAGTCTTAATAATATGCTTAAGAAAACAAAAGCAGATGAAGCAGAAGTTCCAATCGGTGAATTTTTAGAAGGTGTAGTTTGTGTCATGGTTGACGAGGTTCACATGGCTAAGGCTGATGCATTGAAAGAATTATTGACAGGTGTCATGGCAAACATTCCAATTCGATGGGGCTTGACTGGAACAATACCTAAAGCAATATTTGAAGCACAAGCAATCTATGTTAGTCTTGGTAATGTTATCAATAAGCTAAGTGCAAGCGAATTGCAGGAACGAGGTGTACTTGCTAAATGTCATGTGAATGTTGTGCAATTACAGGATACTGTAGAGTTCAGTAATTATCAAAGTGAGTTAAAACACTTATTGGAAGATACCAAAAGATTAGATACCATGGCTCAACTGATACTAAATATCAAGGAGTCAGGGAACACACTTGTGTTAGTTGATAGAGTAAACGCAGGTAAAGAATTGATTAGTAGATTACCCGATGCAGTGTTTGTTTCGGGTGATACAAAAGTAACGGAAAGACTAGAGGAATATGATGAAATTGCAACCAGCACAAACAAAATCATTGTCGCAACCTACGGTGTGGCAGCGGTTGGTATCAACATACCACGAATATTCAACCTTGTTCTTATTGAACCTGGCAAGAGCTTTGTTAGAGTCATCCAGAGCATTGGTAGGGGTATTAGAAAGGCGGATGACAAAGATTTCGTTCAAATATGGGACCTCACAAGCTCCTGTAAATTCGCCAAAAGACACTTAAACCAGCGCAAGACTTTCTACAAAGAGGCTAATTACCCTTTTGCTATTGAAAAGTTGACATACAAGTGAAAGGATGTTATAATACATTATGAAAATTCTAACACTTGATAACGAAACATATAACCTTGAAACATTGCCGGAAGAAATAGATGATTTACGCTTTGCAATCCTTGATAATAGTAATCCTTCTAACGTTGATTATCATTACATACCGTTAATCTTTTTGGAAAGTTTCAACAGCGCCGCATTAGTATTACGCATAGGCAATCAAACAATTAAAATGCCCGTTGACTGGCAGATATTAATTGGTGAACCTGAGTTAGGTGACTTAGAAACACTTCCATTGACAAGTATCAATGACAGAGGATTCAAAGTATTTGAGTTCAATCCATTGACAAGTTTCAAGCCAAGTTTCTTAGACATTGAAATATTAGACATATACCATGACGTTACTTGGTATGCACCCCGATTAAAGAACGGACAGTTCTTGTGTATCCCGATTGAAGATGGACATAAACCTCGCTGTGTTTATTTCGTCAAAGAAGTTAGCAGAAATTGTGAGATTGTAGATTATAGTCAGGCATTCTAATGGCAACAAAGAAATCAGTACCAGCAGACGAAAAGTTTGACAGCATAGACTTTGACTTGTTCGAGGCTATTACTGCATTGGACAAGAAAGACTATGGTTATTACGATAGACTCACTCCTGAACAAAAGAAAAAGTTTACACCCTACATGATGATTCATTGGATGAGTGCAGTCAAGGGAGATGGTATGTTGCAGAGTTACTATCTACAAAGCACGAATCTAAATGCAAACGTACACATGCTAGATGGTACTATTTCAAGTCATCCTAAACTACAATGGTTAATGTTGTGTGCGGCAAGCCCTGGCATGGGCAAACAGTTTCATCAATGGATACCTCATTTATCAAATAAAGTATCACAGTTAAAAGAAGTTCCTAAAGAAAAAGATGTAGCAGAATATTACGCAAAGATTTATCCTAAGTCAAGCGATACGGATCGTAAAGCATTAGCAGGTGTGTTTGTTGACACACAAAAGACAAAGGTATACCTAGCAAAGAAGTTCCCTCAACTAAAGATTGAGGACATTGAAACACTATCACAGATTGTTACCGATGAAGATATCAAGCAGTACGAAAAAGACAACGGCAACTGATATAGCAAATAGTTGTGAGTTTTGTAAACGTAGTTTCATTAAGGAAACAACATTACTAAAACATATTTGTGAGTACAAACATCGTTGGTTAGAACGAGACAAGCATGGAAATCGTATTGGCTTTCAAAGCTGGTTACAATTCTACACAAGACATAGCACAAGTAAGAAGCCAAGACTGTATGAGGACTACATCAAAAGCGCATACTATACAGCGTTTGCTAAGTTTGGTAACTATTGTATAGAGGTTAATGCATTGAATGTTCCTAGATATGTTGATTATTTGTTGAAGGAAAACATTAAGATTGACACATGGGCAACAGATACAAACTACAATAAATTTCTGATTGAATATTTGTCAATAGAAGATCCATTAGATGCAGTACATCGTAGTGCTGAAACATGTTTAGAAATGGCAACCACTCAAAGCATTGAACCAAATGATGTATTGCGTTATGGCAATCGTAACAAGATATTGTATGCAATTACAATGGGTAAGATTAGCCCGTGGGTATTATATCAAAGTGAGAGTGGTGTTAAAATATTAGATGAATTGACACCAGATCAAATTAAGATTGTATATGATTATATCAATCCAGTTAAATGGGCAATGAAGTTTGCTAAAGATACAGAAAAAGTTAATGAAGTTAAAAGTTTATTGAAAGAATTAAGGTGGTAGTATGGCAGATATTATGATTGACATTGAGAGTTTAGACACAAAACCTGATTGTGTTATATTAACCATCGGTGCAGTATTGTTTGACCCTAGAGGTTCAGGTATTCTTGATAAAATTGAGTTGCGTCCTACTATTGAGGATCAAACAGAAATCTATAATCGTAGTATCAATGAAGATACATTACGTTGGTGGAGTACACAAAACCCTGCAGCCATTGAAGAAGCAATGAGTGATGAAGGTCGTGAATCATTTGCAGATGTTATGGCAAAGCTTTATAAGTTTTGTTGGAATCATAACAATGTATGGAGTAACGGTGCGGCATTTGACGTTGTTGTAATGGAACATGCATGGGGTCAGTTAGGACAAATTCCCCCTTGGCCCTTTTGGAAAGTACGAGATACACGAACAATATATGAAGTGACTGGTGTAAGTTTAAAAGACGGTAACTATGCTACAACGCACAAAGCAGTAGAGGATGCTGAACGACAAGCAATCATTCTACAAAATGGTTATATGAAATTAATGAAAGCAGGATTGGTTCAGTCACGATGAACTTTGATATTGATATTGATTTTGGTGATCGCAGTAAGATATTAGAACATATCAAACATACGCCTGCGGCAATGCGTAAAGTCAATCCAATGCGTAAACATAATACAGGTGTTCATGTTACTGAAGTGCCCTACGATGCAATAAATGACATGGCTAACATTGATTATGCTGATGCAGAGGATAGAGGATATCTAAAGCTAGACTTACTAAATGTTCATGTATACAGTCAGATACAAAGTGAAATGGAACTAATTGATTTAATGGTAGATCCTAATTGGAAGCTATTGCGTAATTCTGAGTTTGTCAGTAAACTAGTGCATTTAAGTAATCACTATAATAGCATGTTAAAGATGCCAGAACCGGTTGACAGTATACCTAGACTTGCTATGATGCTAGCAATTATTCGTCCCGGAAAGAAACATTTGATTGGTCAGACTTGGAAAGAAGTAGGAGAAAGTGTATGGGACAAAAATGTTGATGGGTATAGTTTTAAGAAAGCACATGCAATTGGTTATGCTTGGCTAGTAGCAGTTCACATGAATTTGTTAGAGAAAGAATCTAGTACAAGCGTTTGACTAATGTGATGCTACGTCTTTTGGATTTTCTGCGCCCTAATTCACTCATACTACATATTGGGCCGTGAATTATAGTGAGACTTTTATTATTGAATGTACGTAAGTAGGGCTTAAATATCGTCCATTCATCTTTAAGAAACATATTAATAGGTATTAATCTATTACTTTCCCACCACCAAATGTCTCCGAGTTCTAAGAATTTTTCACGTAATTCGCTATGTATAATTGCTCCGTAATCATATATAGTGGTGACAACATCATCCCTGTTTTGTATGATTCCAACATAGTCTTGGTTACTATAAGAACATACTGTTATAAAGGGGTGATTTTCGCTTAAATTTTTGAAGAAGTCTGTTTGCATTATATGTTGTGTCTCGGATATTTATCTGGGCATATTAACCATAATATTTTTATATTTAAATCGTCATAAATAGTACAAAGGACCAAGCATCGTGTATTCAACATCCGTTTATTTTTACATCCCTAGAGAAACAATAGTGATGATGTCCGGCAATTCAATTAGGAGATATCAAACCGTGTACGCAAAAACCTTAAAATTACATAAGGGAGTTGACAATAGACTGCAATTCCAATTGATTAATCAAGACCAAAAACCAATTAATGTTACTAGTAAAGAGTTGTTTTTTAGAATAATTAATGAAGATGGTACCAAATTATTATTTACTAAGATGTTGACCAACATTGTTGCATTAAATGGTATAGTTCAACTGGATACTATTAGTACTGATATCATTGATATTGAAACACAGTACTGTTATTACAGTATTGAAATGTCAGATGGTACAGCAGATTTGCCTGTGTTTGTGGATCATAATTCAGGTGCTAGGGGTAAGATTCAAATAGTAGATAGTGTGTTGCCCGACTTTACACCAAGTAATTTAGTCAACGTTCCAAATCACCAACTGCCATCTAGAACAGGTCCTGCTATTACATACTACAGCAGTGTTTTCTCAGCTAGAGAAGGATTTAACGTAACAGCACAAGTTTACTTTGATAATTATTCTGGAACTGTACAAACACAAGGTTCTACTATAGTGGATGCTGATTGGTATGATATTGGTGATGTTACAACTTATACTGAACAGATGGATTGCGCTACAACCAACATCATAGGTTTCCATCCATATATGCGTTTTAAGTTCGTAAGCACCGCAGGGGATGCAACCCATATATACACAAGATAAGCCAAAGCGTCTTTACTTTTGTACTGAAAATATGTTATACTTGTAGCATGTTTGACATATTGTCTATTATTCCTGGTAAAAAGAAAACAACAATGGGTGGTTGGCACAGTTTCAATGCCATTTGTTGTGACAAGCGCGGACATAAAACTGATCGTAGATTACGTGGTGGTATAAAGTTTGTAGATGAAAATAGTTGGACGTATAACTGTTTTAATTGTGGCTATAGCTGTCACTTTGAATTGGGCCGTAGTATTACTAAGCGTGTTAAAGAACTATTAATGTGGTCTGGTATAGACGAAATACAGATACAGCGTTGGAGTTTAGAAAGTCTACAGAATAAAGACCTATTAGATTTTACTAAAAAGTTCAAGAAAGTAAAACCAATCAACTTACAGTCAAAACAGTTACCTGATTGCGAAGTACTAGATATCAATAATGAAAAGCACAAGGTATTTGTTGACTATATTAAAAAGCGTAGTATTGACCCAACTAAGCACAAATTCTATGTAACACCTGACGACAATGGTCGTAATAGTAACCGTGTGATAATTCCATTCACATATAAAAATGAAATAGTCGGGCATACAAGCAGATACTTAGATGACCGTAAACCTAAATTCATCACTGAAAATCAACAAGTAGGTTATGTATTTGGATACGACCTACAAAAACCAAAATGGCAAGTATGTATATTAGTTGAAGGTATTTTTGATGCATTGAGTATTGATGGATGTGCATTGACACATAATAATATCAGTCCAGAACAAGCACAAGTACTCAGACAACTGAACAGACAAATAATCATGGTGCCGGATCGTGATAAGCCTGGATTAGAAATATGTGATACAGCACTTGGGTTAGGATATAGTGTTAGTTTACCTGACTGGGAAAATGACATTAAAGATGTGAATGATGCAGTAATAAGATATGGTAAGGTTCCTACGTTACTAAGTATATTACAAAGTGCAACAACAAGTAAAATTAAAATTGAGATGAGAAGGAAACAGATTGTTAAAGGACTATAATACAGACGTTCAAAAACTCTTTCTGCAAATGATGATGACCAATGCAGAACTATATACCAGAGTTACAAACATTATGAATGCTGAAAACTTTGATAAGTCACTACGTCCTGTAGCTGAGTTTATGAAAGAATACAGTGGTAAGTACAGCATATTACCAGACGTAACACAAATAAAAGCAACCACAGGTGTAGAACTTGAAGTCATTGAAGATTTTGGTGACAAACATACTGAATGGTTTCTAGCAGAGTTTGAATCATTCACTAAACGACAAGAATTAGAACGTGCGATTCTTAAGAGTGCAGATTTATTAGAAAAGGGTGACTTTGGTCCCGTTGAAAAACTAATCAAAGAAGCAGTACAAATTAGCTTGCAACGTGACATGGGCACAGATTACTTTGCTGATCCTAAGGGACGATTACACAAATATTTCAATGCAGGTGGACAACAAAGCACAGGCTGGCCACAGATGGATAAACTATTATATGGTGGCTTCAGTCGCGGTGAATTGAATATCTTTGCCGGTGGCTCAGGTTCGGGTAAGAGTTTGGTAATGATGAATATCGCATTAAACTGGTTGAACATGGGATTGAGTGGTGTTTATATCTCATTGGAACTTTCAGAAGAATTGACTTCACTTAGAACAGATGCGATGTTAACTATGATGAGTACCAGAGATATTCGCAAAGATATTGATGGCACTGAACTTAGAGTTAAAATGGTTGCAAAGAAAGCAGGTCAATATCGTGTTAAGGGATTACCAGCACAAAGTAATGTAAACGACATTCGTTCATATTTGAAAGAAGTACAGATTCAAACTGGCATCAAAGTTGACTTTGTAATGATTGACTATTTGGATCTAGTCATGCCAGTAAGTGTTAAAGTCAATCCAAACGACCAGTTTATTAAAGACAAATACGTCAGTGAAGAATTGCGTAACTTGTCTAAAGAATTAGGTATATTAATGGTCACTGCAAGTCAATTAAATCGTAGTGCGGTTGAAGAAATTGAATTTGACCACAGTCATATTGCTGGTGGTATCAGTAAGATTAATACAGCAGATAACGTGTTTGGTATCTTTACAAGTCGCAGTATGCGTGAGCGTGGTAAATATCAAATTCAGTGTATGAAAAGTCGTAGTTCTACTGGTGTGGGACAAAAGATTGATTTGGAATACAATATTGAGACTATGCGTATCACAGACGAGGATCCAGAAAACCACGGGGAACAGCAAGCAAAATACAGGCCTGCCCCAAGTCCTAATGAAATTATGAATCAATTAAAACCCCAGTCTACGGTTACGGCTGACGGAGAAATAGTACCATTAGAGCCTATCAACAGAACAGTAGTTGCTGACGTTCAGGGAGCAAGATTAAAAGCTATGCTTAATGCAATGCGTAAGTGATAAATATAATTAGGAACCGAATATTATGGAACGTAAAACCCGTAGTCTATTAGAAGAATTAGAAGCACTAGGTACTAACCGTGACACTAAACATGTTATTGAAAGCCGTGCCCATAATATCATCACTAGTGCAATAAATCTCATTGAAATGATTAACAAGCATTACGATCCTGAACGTGCCGCAGTGTTAGAACGTAAATTGCTTAATGCTATTAAATCTAAGGATCAAACTAGATTCTCAAACAGTTTGAGAAAACCAAATGAAACGTAATAATATTCAAAACGAAGGTATAGGAGATTCATTAAAAAATGCCGCCTCCGCTGGTCTTGGTATGGCGGGACGTTTTGCCGACGCAACAAGCACCGCATTTGGTACAGCAATTGGTATGGATGCATCACGCCCGTCTGCACTTAAAACTCAACAGAACTTAGCTAAAAATAATTTTGTAGGTAAATTCGTAGCAAAAATGCAAGGATTTATATCCTCTACAGAAGAGGCCATCAAAGATGATATTGTGCTGTTACAGAAACAAAAAGCGATTCAGCAAGCCCAGCAACAAGCTCAACAACAAGGACAACCTGTTCCTAGTCCTGGACAAATTGTAGTACCACAAACGTATAGAACAAGAACTTCAGAGTCAGTTGATTTTGAAAAAATGTTCAAAAAATTCTTAAAAGAAGACCAAATTTCTGATGACTATACTCAGCAATATGCATCAAAAATTGAGCAAGCAATCACTAGCTATATGTCAGGTAATGTGGGTAATCTAGGTTCTCAAATTAAAAATGCTAGTATGCAAATTGCTCAATCTGTACTGTCAAAAAAAGATTATTCACAAGTACTAAAAAAGTTAGGCGAACAAATTTTTGATTCTTATTATAGTGAACAACGAGGACAATATGTAAGGTCAAAACCAGCAGCCAACTTACCACTAAGCCCCGCGGCTCAACAAGTATTAGCTTCAATGAAAAAACTTGAACCTGAAGAACAGGATAATGTAATTCAAAAGCTAAAACAGCATACTTTTTAACACCAAATCCAAGTTTTTTTACAAATGGCATAAATAAAAGTAGAGCCTATATGGTTCAAACTTTTAAAGGAAAATAAAATGTCAAATAATCTATTACACACTCATGGTGACGTAAACCCAGTATTCGCTATTGATACACTAAATGGTTCTGGTTCAGCAACAACTGGTACTCCAGTAATGCTTCAAGGTCCATATCTTGATTTCTTCAATATTGATGTTGGTGCTGACGTGGCGGCTCAAATGGGCGTAGACGAAGCAGTTGATAAAGTTCTTAAATGTGTTACACAATTAGCTACTCTACACTTCTATCAAGTAGAAGCAAGTACAGGTCAAGTCAGCGTTGCAGTTTACCCAGCCGCAGCATGGACAGCTAGCACACTACAGTCAGCTATTCAAGCTTTAGATACAGGTTCTGGCTATCGTTTCAATTCAGCCACTGTTGCAGACAACGGTTTCAAATTAGCGTAATCAGTTAATAAGTAATCAAAAACCCAAGATTTATTCTTGGGTTTTTTTACCTACATTAAATACTGTATGGGAACTAATATTAGATGCTACACACTTTTTGATATCACTAAAACAGATATTACAAGTCGTAGACCTCCACCGGATATGACAAATAAAGATGCGTCAGAGTGGGAACACAAAAGAAACACACAATGTAATTTAGACACTATAATTCAGGTTATTTCATTACGAGCGCAGCCTGAAAACACAAACACAACAGTATGTGAATCAGTTGACTTGGTAGAATTTGAAAAGTTTGGGTTTTTGATAGAGTCATCCGAACCATGTAATATGTGGCATTTTGATTTTTATATAAATCATTCGGGTGTGTTTATGGAGAACGAGAACGAGTTGGGTGCATTGTACACTGATTGTTCTGGAGTACCCATGATAAAGATACATGACCGACAAATTACGTTACCAGACTTCTTAGATACAACTCCGGAATTACGCAATATTTACTTTGAGATACTTTCATATGAATGAAAAAAAAATGTTTGAATCGTTTAATAGGTTGTTTAGCGCAGAAAATCTAAACAAACTAAAAGACAAAGCTGTTTACAAAGACGGCAATTTATATAGATTATTCGAAGAATATGAAATTCGTGCAATTAATATTGGATTTAAAGTTTCAAAGCTTCACACTGATACTGAAAATGTATTTTCTTCATTACAATATGCAGTAACTTGGGTAGTGTTAGACAAACGCAACCTAATCTATGAAGAAAATCGTGTACGAGACTTAGATATTCAACTTGCAAGCCTAGACGTTATAATTAAATCTGCTGAAAATTCTAAGAAAAAAGCAAAATTAGACTTTTTGAGATATAATAAACTAGTTGAGGCCAGATACAAAAAGCAAGTAATTTTAGAAGAATTAAATAGTTATATGGTTCAGACAAAACGCTGGCAAATAAATAAATTTAAGGAATCTTCTCTTTAATTTTATTTGAAGAAAGATAAATACATTATCGTACTTTAGGAATACCTATGAAACTAACCGAATTTAATCAAAAACCATCAATGATGGCTAAGAAAGCTTTAAGAGAGAATTTCAATACCTCTTTGAACTTTGACAAATTGTCCATGTCTGACACAAGAACCATGTTACGTAAAATAAAGGGTTTAATCAGCGAAACTAGACAATCAAATGCTATCCATTCAAGCGAACAAAATCCAGCATACTTGAAACTAGTATTCATGGAACAAGCATTAGCACATCACTATGGTGAACTAAGAGCGCAGCCAATGTACAACAGCCGTATCGTTGTTGAGAACGAAGAAGTTGAAAAATCACAAGTTGTTCTAGCAGTTAAAGATATGGTTGACAGCGTACAGAAAATGGTTGAAGAAGTTTCTGATATGTTAGTAAAAGAATTACCAGCTGTTATTGATAGCGTTAACAGCGAAATCGGTACTAACGAAGGTGAGCAATTCAGTTCACAAGCCAATGAAGCACTAACAACATTGCAAGCCGCATTGACACAATCTAAGACAAGTTTACAAGCCGCACTAGGTGTTGTAACAGGTCAAGGTGGTGGATTTGATGCTGGCATGGGTGGTAATGAGATGGGCGGCATGGGTGCTGAAATGCCTGATATGGGAGGTGACATGGGTGCTGAAATGCCTGATATGGGCAGCGAAGAAATGCCCCCAGCTGAAACC